GCTATGATTTCTTATGTTATAATTAAAGTATTCTCTGGCAAGATGAAAGATGTATCAGTATTAAGTTATGTTATTGCTCTCTTATTCTTAATTAAATTCTTTGTAATCGTATAATTAAATATTGCGCCCTTTTGGGCGCAACGTGGTCCTGTATGCATAAACGGTGAATGGGTACGCCTTATAAGCGTAAGTTCTGGGTTCGAATCCCGGCGGGACCACCATTTTTTATTTGGAAGGGGGATTTTTATATGGAAGAAAAATTCGGAACAGGTTTGATACCTTCGCCCTATGATATAAGAGATTATAGTCTTTCTGCCGGAGCAGTTAGTATTTCTAGTCTTCCAGAAGAATTCGATCTAGGAATTATTAAAATTAAAGATCAAGGCGTGCTTCCAACTTGTGTTGCTCACGCAATTTCAGAATTAATAGAATACCATCATTATCATCAAAATAATAATCAATACCAGCAATTTAGTACAGAATTTATTTATGGTGCTCGTGAACCAGATTATTATATGGGCGATGGTATGTACATGCGCGAAGGGCTTAAAATCGCTCAAAAACGTGGAGACGTAGAATATTCATATCTACCTGGAAATCATAATGTAGACATTGCTATGAAAAATGTTTGAAATAATCAAAAGTTATTATTTAGAAGAGCATACCCAAATCGTATTAGCGCATATTATGCAATTCATTCTGATGCTGAATTAAAATATGCTCTTTATAATAATGGACCGGTTATTGGCGGGATTAAACTTTATAAAGGGTATTATTTAGACAAATTAAATAAATTATGTTATAATAAAAGCGACGTAATCGAAGGTCATGCAATTTTAATTGTTGGTTGAACAAAAGATAGCTGGATTATACAGAATTCTTGAGGTTCTTCTTGAGGCGATGGAGGTAGATTCTACATACCATTTAAGTCTGGTTTTACAGATTTATTTTATGATGTTTATGGAGTAACAGATAATATTAACGAAGTACAAATTCCTACTGCTAAATGCCATATTAGATGATTCCATAAAATCATCAACTTTACTATAAACTTATTTAAAAAGGACTAATTATTATGATTAAACTTACCACTTATATAAATGATAACAGCTTTCTAACTTTTACCTTTAATGATTGCGCAGTAGATTATCGTAATGAAGTTCATTGGGTTAATGTATTTGCCGCAAAACAAAAACTTACAATTCAAAACTCTTTTATTGCGGCCGATGAAACAATTGGAAAAACATCTCTTACCGCAAATCCTTTGGCGACAGATTGGATACAAGATTTATATAAGCGAGGTAATAAAATTTTAATGATTTCTTCAAAAGGTGATATTCCTATCTATATTTATTGGGGTAAGGATATTACATTAAAATTAATTCAAGATGATTTCTGCGCGTTCCTTATTGATGGAAAAGCACTTTGGACTTTTGGCATGAAATTTCTAATTTTAACAAAAAATGAGGCTCCTGCATAAGGAGCCTTTTATTTTTGATAGCGCGAACGGCCGTTGCCGCCAAAGAAACACCCACAGGAAAATTTTTCAGCTAAATATCACAATGCTTGCTTTTTTATAAATAATTTGTTATAATAATAATGCATAAAGTTAAGACCCCAACAGCAATACTAAAATTGATTCTGCAAAAATCAAATAAATGGGTCTTGAAAGGAGATTAAATGTCAAAATTTTTGAATGGTTTAATTGACAACACAAATTACACAGCAACTGAAAATGGTGGTATCACTCATAAAACCACCAAAAGTGACTTGCTTGATATGTTTGCGATGGGTGCTGCTATGCGCAATCGTCCAGACGAAGATGTTGTACTTATGTTCCGCAAAGCATATGAGGAAAATCCTGTATATGCGCTAAAATGTCTTTTCTATATTCGCGATATTCGTGGTGGTCAAGGTGAACGTAGATTTTTCCGCCTTTGCATTAAGGACCTTGCAGAGCATGACCCAACAGCAATGCGTAGAAATTTAAAGCATATCCCCGAGTTTGGTCGCTGGGATGACCTTTATGAACTTGTTAATACACCAGTAGAAACAGATATGTGGAATTTCATGCGCGCCCAGCTCGCTCTGGATGTGCGCTCAAAGACGCCATCTCTTCTTGCGAAATGGATGAAGTCTGAAAATACATCTTCATATGATTCTAAAAAGCTCGGAAGAGCAACAAGAGTCGCTATGCATATGACTCCTCGTCAGTATAGAAAAACGCTTTCTATTTTAAGAGAACGTATTAATGTTCTTGAAAGACTTATGTCTGCTGGCGAATGGGATAAAATTGAATTCGATAAGATTCCATCTAAGGCTGGAATGATTTATCGTAACGCTTTTGCGCGCCATGATGTAGAACGTATGAAAATGGCCGTTGATGCAAATATTCAATCTTATGAAGACTTTGCTAAGGACAAAACGAAAACAGTTAACGCAAAAGACCTTTATCCATATGAGATTGTCGGTGAGTCAATTAATTTAACAAAATACTCTCGTGCTCATTATTGGGGTTCTAATGATGATAGCGAAATTGACCCAACTCAGCGTGCAATTGTTAATAAGTATTGGGATAACTATCTTAATTCTTTTGATGATTTCAAGTTTAATGGCATTGCAGTTGTAGATACTTCAGCTTCTATGCTTCGTTATGGAGATAAGAGCCAGCCTATGAATGTTGCCATTTCTCTTGGTATGTGCTGTGCTGAAAAAGCCGTAGGTCCTTATCACGGTCATTACATCTCTTTCTCTTCAAGACCGCAGTTAGTAAAAGTTGAAGGCGTTGACTTCGTAGATAAAGTCAGATGTATCTATGAAACAAATATTTGCGAAAATACAAATATTGAAGGCGTTTTTGACCTACTTCTTAAAACTGCTATTGATAATAATTGTACTCAGGATGAAATTCCTGAAAATATTATTATTATTAGTGATATGGAGTTTGATAGTTGCGCATATTCAAATGGTTGGGGAAGAAATTCTGGTTTTACTTCTTTTAATAGAGCAAATGTTAGCACTGAACTTGAACGCATTGCAAAAAAGTGGGAAAAATATGGATATAAAATTCCAAATCTCATCTTCTGGAATGTAGATGCGCGACAAGCTAATCTACCAATGCTCGGAGAAGGTGTTTCATTTGTTTCTGGAATGAGTCCTTCAATTTACAAAACAATTACTTCCGGAAAAACAGGCTACGACTTGATGATGGAAGTTCTCGATTCAGAGAGATATAAAGCCGTTTGCTAAAACGGCTTTTTTATTTGAAAAATTATAAAAATTATAATATAATTAATATATAAAGGAGATATTTTATATGTCTTTTGTTATGGATAGAATCCAAAAGCATTATCAATATGCAACAAAAAACTTTAACCAAGATAATGTAATTGGAATTTTTTTAACTGGTAGTCAAAACTATGGAACTGATATGCCATTTTCTGATGTGGATACTAAGTTACTTATTACTCCAACATTAGAAGATATTTATCATGACAAGAAAGGTGAAAGTTCCACTATTAAAATGCCTGATGATAGTAATGAAATGATTTCTATTAAAGACATTAGAACTGCCATTTATGAAATTAAAAAACAAAACATTAACATGCTTGAACTTCTTTATACTGATTATTGTATCTTAAATCCTATTTACAAGAAAACTTGGGAACTATTAGTTTCCAGAAGAGATGAAATTGTTAAATATAATCCTTATTTAGCTGCTAAGGCGACAAAAGGTAACGCTCTTAACGGTTATGATAGGATGTATAAAGAAAACGGTGATTTAAACCAAAAGCAGGTCGCTAATTTAGTTAGATACCAATACTATTTAGATAAATATTTAAATGGTGCGCCTTATGAAAATTGTTTGCGGCCAGACGATGAAACCGTCCGATTAATCAAGCAAATCCGCATGGGTGAAATTGGAAAAGGCGCGCTTGTTACGATCGGTGACGCCTGCGCCGCAAACATCCAGCAACTTGCTGATAAATATTGTGAAACACATGAGAATAGTAGTAATATTATGTTAGACTCGTTTTTAGATGATATCGTTAAAAGTTTTGTAGATATTGCTCTATTAACAGAATACAAAAAGGCTGGACTAATGTAAAACTATTTGACAATTTATAAAAATATGATATAATTATAATAGAAAGGGATATTATAATTATGAAAGTTATTTTGCCTCGACTGCATGTTAGTGTAGAAAAATGGAAATATAATCCAGAGATTGGAATATATGTTTCTAATCTTGGGAATTTCAAAGACAAAGATTTAAACCCTATTATCCCTAAGATTAATAAAAGCGGATACATGAAAATTATCGTTGGTGATTATCATTATTTCGCTCATAGAATTGTATTGCAAACTTGGAAACCAATAGCAAATTATGATGATATGACAGTAGACCATCTCAATCATAATAAAAGAGATAATCGTGTAGATAATCTTGAATGGGTTTCCCAAAGAGAAAATATCAAACGTGCATTAGCTGATGAAATCAGAGATGACGATAAAGATGCATTTGATATTATTATGCAAGCGACCGATTATAAAGTAGTTGCTTGCTGGCTTATTCAAAACGAACAAATGAATAATGCTAAAATTGAAAACATCATAGCACGGATTCAAAATGTAGTAAATAAAAAAAATAAAACATATTGTGGTTATAAATTTATTGCTTATAAAGAAAAAATTATAGTATTAAAAAATTAGAAAGAGGTGTGTGGAATGATGGATTTTGAAAAAACAATGGAAAAGATTATTGCTTCTGCGGTCAATGACAGCGTAACTGAAAATGTCATTACTGACAACTTTACTTCTGATGAAGATATTGAAAAAGCATATGAATATCTTTATGAGAAAAATATCAACATTATTCTCCCCGACTTTGATGTTGAATCGGGAGATGATTTGAAGTTTTCTTCTGTCAGTGATTCTGTAAAGATTTATATGCGTCAGATTCACACAATTCCGCTGCTTAGCCCAGAGCAGGAACTTTATCTTGCGAAAAAAATCGCTGATGGTGATGAGGCCGCTAAAAATAAATTAATTGAATCAAATCTTCGCTTAGTGGCTTCCATTGCGCGCAAATATATTGGTAAATCAAGCCTGAGCTTCTTGGATTTAATCCAGGAGGGTAATATGGGCCTGTCTAAGGCTGTTGAAAAATATGATTACTCTCGTGGTTATAAATTTTCAACATATGCCACCTATTGGATTAAACAAGCAATTAGTCGCGCAATTGCGGACCAGAGCCGTACAATCCGCACCCCGGTTCACGTTGTAGAAGCTTTGTCTAAAATCAGCAAAGCCAAAGCCGAACTTTATCAGTCTCTTGGGCACGAACCTTCATACGCAGAGATTGCAGAAGCAACTGGCTTAACCGAAGATAAAGTCCAGATGTATACTGATGCTTCCAGAAGTCCTTTATCTATTGACCGTCCACTCACCGAAGATGACGAGGCAGATATGACAGACATTCTGCCTGATAATAACACTCTTTCTCCTGAGCAAATTGTAGCAAAAAATGCTATGAAACAGTCCGTTCAGGATATTCTGGATACACTTTCTGAAAGAGAAAAGCGTGTTATTGTGTTGCGCTTTGGACTTGAAGATGGAGTAGGCAGAACACTGGATGATATTGGTAAAGACCTTGGCGTCACCAGAGAGCGTGCGCGCCAGATTGAAGCGATTGCCATGCGCAAGCTGCGCAATCCAATTCGCGCAAATCAGTTAAGAGAGAGGATTCTTGACTTATGATTAGTCTATTAGAAGCGTGTAAAATTATGTTTGGAAAAACAGAAAACTTTACAAAAGAAGAACAAGATATTTTACGCTCTTGGATTAATGGCGATTTTGACATTGTTTTTACCGAGAATGATAACGAAGAGGATGATGAATAATCATCCTCTTTTTATTTTTTATAAAAATTATGTTATAATATATATATAGAAAGGTATAAAGGTGATAAAAATTGAATGGAAACTCATGAATTTTACTGTATATGTTGCGGAAATAGAGGATTGCCCATCATGCGCAATACAGCCGCTCAACGCGGAAGAGGGCATCTAAAAAAACTCTACTGTATTCATTGTAAAAGAGAAGTAAATCATTACGAATGTTATAACGAAGCAGATGTTGAAAAATTCAAACGAAAATTTGAGAATGGAGATTTTAAAGATGACTGTATTGAAGATAATGTGCGGCATCCCGGGTGCAGGCAAGACAACTTATATCGAAAATCATAAGCAATTAACAGATTTTGTTGTAAGCAGAGATATTATTCGTCAAAAATGTTCTACTCCTGGTATTCCTTATTTTTCAAAAGAAAATGAAGTTTTTTCATTACTTTGTGAAACAATAAATGATACTTTAACCCCTCCTCGTTATAATACAGTGTGGGTAGATGCCACTCACTTGAACCATGGTTCAAGGAATAAATTAATTTCAAACATTTGGGCGACAAAATTTGAAAAAATCGTATTTGTTTGTATTGAAACTCCTCTTGAAGTTTGTTTAGAGAGAAACGCGGCCAGGGATAGCCGAACGCGTGTACCTGAAAGCGCAATTAAATCAATGTATGAATCATATAAGCGTCCGACTCTTAATGAGTTTGACTATCTTAATGTTGAAATTGAGGTGATAAAATGATATATCTGATCTCAGATACGCACTTCGGACATAATAAACCGTTTGTTTATGCTAACCGAGGTTATAAAGACGTTCTAGAAATGAATCAAGATCTAATTGAAAAATGGAACGCAACAGTTAATCCAGAAGATGTGGTTTATCATCTTGGAGATGTTATGCTTGGTGATACACACGATGGTATGTATTGTCTTAATCAACTTAAAGGTCATATCCATATTATTCTTGGTAATCATGATATTGATGCGCGAAGACTTCTTTATGAAAGCGCACCAAATGTAGAAGATATTGTATATGCTGATATGATTAAAGCCGGAAAATGGAAATTCTTTCTTTCACACTATCCTACAATGGTTGGTAATTTTGATGACCCCAAAAAACGCTGGAATATCTCAGGACACACTCATAGCACAGATAGATTCCAACTGAAAGAATATCTTGTTTACAATGTTGCAGTTGATGCGCACGAAGGCTTTCCAGTTGCACTTGATGAAATCAAAGCCGATATAAGGGAGCTTGTGTATGGGTCTTAGAATATTATTCTTCTTTTATACGCTTATTCTTGTAGCTATGGGCATTTTATTCTATTTCATTATTAAAGAAATAGAATCTTTACAACAAGAAACAAAAGATTTGTATTTACTAAACAAACAAGCAAATGATATGATAAATAATATCATTGATTATTTACAAGAAAAAGAAGAGAGTTAATCTCTCTTCTTTTTTGATATAAATTATATTTTTTGGTATAATAAAATAAAGATATAATTAGGAGATTTATATGAAGAAACCTATTTTTAAATATGAAGATGGACATGCTACTTGTATCGCAACAGATGAAATGGGTAGAAAATTTGTTGGTGAAGCGTGGTGCGCTCCAGAAGATGAAGATATGATGAGTGAATTAGTTGGTTGCACTATTGCTGAATATCGTGCGCAAATTGCGGCCGCAGCCACATATCGTAATGACCTCCGGATTCGTCTTGCCGCACTTAATCAGTTATATTACTCAATGAAGCATAGTTCGCAGTTTAATCCAAAATCTTACGAAGCAAAAATGCTTTATCGTCAGATTAAAATGACACAAAGTGATCTGGATATTGCTATTCATCAGCTTGCAGTATTACGGCTAGATTTATTCGAATATATTAATGATAAAGATGCCCTTTATAAAGAATTAAGGAAACGCAGATAAATTTGACAAACTAAAATTTTTCTGATATAATTTTTATAGACACAATCCCTCCGAAAGGTAAGTAAAACATGAATAATTTAATTATCTATACAGATGGTTCAACAAGAATACAAAATAAAAAAGGTGCTAATAATATAGGCGGTTATGGATATGTTGTCTATAAAGATGGTCAAATTATTGATGCTTTTGGAAAACAAGTTGAGAATACAACAAATAATAGAATGGAATTAATAGCATTAAATGAAGCTATCCAAAAATATGGAACAAAAGACCCCTGGGACGCTCCTATTATTTATACCGATTCTCAATATGCTTTAATGTGCCTTACTGAATGGGGTAAAATTTGGGAGCGTAATAATTGGATTAAATCTGATAATAAAGAACCAGAAAATTTAGACTTAGTTAAACGAGGAGTTTATTTGTTAGAATTTTTTAATGCTGAATTAAAAAAATGTGATGGTCATGCTGGTATTGAAGGTAATGAATTGGCCGATAAACTTGCTACTGGCTTAATTTCAAGCGAAGAAGTTCTAAAACGATTTGGTTCTGATAAATCAGAATAAACAATTTAATAAAGAAATTAATAAAAACGATATTTTTATAGTCAAGAGATAAAAATCTTGACTTTTTTTATTAAATATGATATAATAATTATAGAAAGGAGTATCTATGGCTGCAAAAAAGAAAATAGATAAAACTTTATATACTCCTGGACAGGTCAGGTCAATAAATATATAGCAAAAATTATATATAGTAGGAGGATAAGCAAAATGAGTTATATATATTGTTTTACAAATACTATAAATAATAAAAAGTATATTGGTTCAACTATTCAAGAACCCAATATTAGATATAATCAGCATATTTATAATGCTTTTCATGAAAATATCCATCAATATCACTATCCATTATATGAAGCAATTCGTAAATATGGATTAGAATACTTTCGTTTTGATATATTATTAGAACAAGACTGTGATGAACAAACTATTAGAGATATTGAACGAGATTATATTATAAAATATAATACATTATCTCCAAATGGATATAATCAAACGCTCGATACTCAACACCCTATAAATGCAATAGAAAGTTATCAAAAAATGAGTCAAACAAAGCGCAATAATGCCAAATGCGTTGCAGAAGTTGATAAAGATAATAATATTTTACATATTTGGAACAGTATCGCTGATTGTGCAGAACAATTAAATTTAAATGATAGACATATCGCTCAATGTTGTAGAGGCGAACGTCATAGCGTTAATGGCCAATATTTTTACTGGCTGGATAGCAATAACAAATTAATAGTTCCTACTTATATAGGTAATCATTATAAAGGAGAAAAAGGAACTACTCAAAAACAAATTACAAATAGAAAAGTTGCCAAATTGGACAAAGATACTTTAGAAATATTGGCTATTTATGACTCACTTGCTTTAGCAGCAAGGGAAAATAAATGTGATGATAGCGGAATTTCAAAAGTATGTAGAAATAAGAGACCTACATGCGGAGGCTTTAAATGGAGATATATAGATGATAAATAAAAAAGATAAAACATTATATGATGAAAATAGCATAGAATCTTTAGACCCCTTGGAATTTACAAGACTTCGTCCTCAAGTTTATGCAGGTGATACTACATATTCTACTCAATTATTAGTAGAAATTTTATCAAATGCTATTGATGAATTTAGACTTGGCCATGGAAATACAATTGATATTAAGCTAGACGGTCCTGAAGTTTGGATAAGGGATTATGGACAAGGATTTATACCAAATTCATTCAGAGAAGATGGTAAAACAATTCTTGAGGCCGCATTTAGCGTTTTAAATACATCTGGTAAATATCGTGAAGATGGAACATATGAAGGAACTTCTCTTGGTTCTTTTGGTATTGGTAGTAAAATTACTACATATCTCTCTCATTGGTTAAATGTATGGACATTTAGAAATGGTGAATACGAAAGTATAGAATTTATAGAAGGAGCGTTTTCGAAAAGAAGTTCAGGGAAATCAACTGAACCTTCTGGAACTCTTGTTGTTTGGCAGCCTTCAGAAGAGTTTTTTACTCATCCAGAAGTAGAAATTAATAAAGTAAAATCTCTTTGTAAAACTATTACTGCGCTTTGTCCGGGATTGACGATTGAATTAAGCGATAATGGCAATAAAACCTCTTATGTTTCAACAAATGGCATTAATGACCTTGTTGATGAAGCAGTTAAAGGTAAAGAATTAATTGACCATCGTTTTACTATGAATTTTGCTGATGGCAAAAATAAAATGGATATGGTAATGACCTATACTTCTTCATATGGAACAACTTTAATTCCTTATGTTAATACTGGTCTTACCGAATCAGGTCAGCATATTACTCAAGTCAAAACTCTTTTAACAAGAGAGTTTAATAAATTCTTTAAAGAAAAGAAATGGCTTAAAGATAAAGATGAGAACTTACTTGGAGAAGATATTCAAGAAGGTCTATATATTGTATTTAATATTACTGCGCCAGGAGTCGCATACGACGCTCAGGTTAAATCAAGAATTACTAAAATTGATATGGCGCCATTTACTCGTGCAATCATTGATAACTTAGACGCTTGGATGAATGCTAATGAAAAAGAAGTTAAAATGATTGCGGACAAAGCCATTAATGCGCGCAAAGCAAGAGAAGCTGCGAAAAAGGCTCGCGATAACGCAAGGGCGCAAACGAAGAAAAAAGAAAAAGCACTTAAATTTGATTCAAAACTTGCAGATTGCAAAGGAAAACCTCGTAAAGAATGCGAAATTTACATTACCGAGGGTGATTCTGCTTCTGGTAACCTTAAACTTGCAAGAGATAATTCATTTCAAGCAGTTATGCCAGTAAGAGGTAAGATTCTTAATACTCAGAAAGCAACATTAGATAAGATCCAGAAGAACGCAGAAATTATGACAATGATTGATGCTTTTGGATTGACTGTCGATACAAAAACAATGAAAATCACATATAAGCCAGAAGATTTAAGATATGGTAAGATTATCATTGAATCTGATGCTGATGTAGATGGAAGTCATATTAAAAATCTATTCTATACTTTCATTTGGAACTTCTGTCCGCAGTTAATCGAAGATGGATATATTTATGCCGGCGTTCCACCTCTATATAAGATTACTCTTGGAGGAAATAAGGGTTATAAGTATCTTAAAGATGATGCTGCACTTGATGAATTTAAAAAGCAAAATCCAAATGGAAAATACCAAGTGAATCGTTTGAAAGGTCTTGGAGAAATGTCCGTCGAAGAGACAGAAGAAACTCTAACTGATCCAAATAATCGTATTATTAAACAGATTACTGTAGATGATGTAAAAGCAACAGATATTTTATTTGAAACGCTCATGGGTTCAAGTGCCGGATTAAGAAAAGATTATATTAAGAATCATAGCGAGGAAGGTGGATCATATAATGCGGAATAATGTAAAATTAAGAACATTAAGAGAAATCTATGATGAAGATTTTAAAACTCAAGTAGTATTAAAATATCCAAATATTCCTGCTAATGAAATTGTAGAATACATGAATGAATTTCATAATTTTTATGGATATTATGTTAGAGTATTATGGAACAATAGAGTTTATGATACAACCTGGGATAAACTGGAGGTAATTAATGCAGAATAATGATATTTATAATGAACTTCATACTAACTTTATTGAGTATGCGGTTGCCGTTAATACCGATCGGGCTATTCCATCAGCCGCAGATGGCCTTAAACCAGTAGCAAAACGTATTCTTTATTCTTGTCTTATTGAAGGACGTTCTTCTTCAAAACCTCACGTTAAAGCCGCTCGTATTGTTGGTGATGTAATGGGCAAATTGCACCCTCATGGAGATAGTTCAATTTATGGCGCAATGGCTCGTTTATCTCAGGATTGGATTATGCGTTATCCACTTATTGATTGGCATGGTAATAACGGTAATGTAGTAGGAGATGGTCCTGCGGCCGCACGTTATACAGAAGCACGTCTTGCCAAAATCGCAGAAGATGGTCTTCTAAATGGAATTAAGAAAAATGCTGTAGATTTTATTCCAAACTATGATGAAACTATGGAAGA